GCATTGGTTCATTTTTTCCCTTTAAAGTCAATACTATACCATCACGCAAGTGCATGAAATTTTAATAAAGTTAATAATCTTTACGAATAGATAATAGGCTTCTGAAATTCTGATGCACGCTGTATTACCTGATTAACAAAGCGATTTAAACTCACTTGGTCAAACTGATATACAGTACGTTCTTCATCTACACCATAAGACTGTGTAAATGTGTCAGAATTATTCTTGGCATATTCTTTTATCATATGATCCATAATAACCTTTAAAACGGTAAATCCTCTGGAATATCACCTAAAGACTTAGAGGCATAATTACTTATCTCTCCAACGTCAACAGATGGGCTTTTTGCTTCCTTACTACCCAACAACTGCAAACTACTTGCTACAATGTTTACTGCATACTTTTCTACACCAGCTTTATCTGTGTATTTATTTGTCTTGATTTTGCCCTCAATATACACTTGGCTACCCTTAGTAACATATTTGTTAGCAATCTCTGACAACTTTCCAAAGCAACTAATGTTGTGCCATTCAGTTTGCTCTGACAGATTGCCACTCTTGTCTTTATATTTTTCAGACGTTGCCAAGCTAAAACTGGTGACACCTGTGCCATCTTGAAACGCACGAGTCTCAGGATTCTTACCTACATGGCCTACTAAAATAATTTTATTTACTGACATTTTCTGCTCCTAATTTCTTTTCTAACATGGATATGGCTTGAATAGCCTCAGTTCTTGATAAAAGCGTGATAGAAGGCTTTTTAAAGTATGCTAGTAACTTAGCCTCATCTGCTTCTGCTTGTTCAATTAAAGCGTTTATAGAGGCTATTTGCTGAGATGTTGCACTTTCAGCAACGCTTGTTGCTTCATCGGCATCAGGTAAATCCTCACCAGCGTAGATGTACAGTCCTAGTCCATGTAAGGCGATTGCTTTAGCCAGGCATCGTTGCATCGCAGTATTAACTGCAAATGCGTCAGGGTTAGGCATAGCTTTGTTTTGGTTATTCATCACAGGTAACTGAGCTGTCATATCTTTACCAAATGCCGTAACAGTACAGAACACCATTAAAGTGTCCCCAAATGCCATTGGTTGATCGTATCTCCATGTTGCAGACGGATCGAGCTGAAGTAACTGATCAACAGCCCAAGCCCAAGATAAATAAGTAAAACGACCTTTCTTTTCAGTATTCTCGTTTACGTTAATTTTCCGTAGTTCTAAGTAATTGTTCATATCAATGCCCCATATACTGAACAAACGCAGAACGTGGCATACCACATTCAAACCAAATGACTTGTTTATCTTCTTCTGTCATCGTGCCGTATTCCATACGTTCTAATGCTTCTAAAAGTCTCATTTGACGTTCTTCTTGCATTACTCTCATTTCTTGCATTTCATCATCAATGTCGCTTGTATCAATCATAGTTTTTCTCCCTTTAAGTTAACTATGTTGTTATATTAACAAAAATTAATATATCTTGCAACAACTGTTGTAAAATAAACAAAAATAAATTAAGATAACTTTATGCAAACTACAACAAACAAATTTAACTGGAATGATTCCATGTTAATTGACTTACTTGGTGGCACTAATGAAGTGGCTAAATTGTGTAACGTAGCACCTCCAGCAGTAGCACAATGGAGACATAGAGGATTACCACATGGTCAATTAGTATTTTTAGCTGCCAGTTTAGAAAAAAAATCACATGGGTTAGTAACAAGAAAAGATTTATTTCCTAATAATTTTTGGCTTGTCTGGCCAGAGTTGCACAATAACAAAACATAAGTTAAAATGTATTTGTCAGGTGTGGAAACTTGATAAATTTAAATCTGGAGAGTGCCTATTCACATGGGTTGGTTCTCTAATATAAGTTTGTCCAGGTTGATTTATATTAGATTTCCACACCAACTCAGTTGAATGGGCATTTTCATTTGGGCGACCGTACTCCACACGTCAGTAGTGATCCTAGATGGGATGCTTGGAAGAAAACATAGGCTAACGTACACTCCGTTGCAAGCCTCGCTAACTTAAATGGGTATAGCACAAGATTAGGTTTAAATGAGTGGTAATAACCGTTCCTAATCGATTGAACATTAACTTAGGTAGCATTAGTAATAATATGTAGTACTTATTATTATGGATGGATAGTGGGGTGACCACTCAAGGTAGCGTATTGTCTAAAGGTATATAAAATATATATATGAATAGTAAAGATATTAAGAACTTTGAACAAAAATTAGATAGAATTATTATTGTGTTAGTAATGATATTATTCTTTTTTTTATGGATTTAAAGAGTGAAGACCATAGGCGAATCTGTGAAGCAACATCAACACTTGCGACACCTTTACAACAAAGAAGAAAATATTTAGCGTTAGTAGAAAAACATCGTGGTATAGTGGCAAGACAAGAATTAGAAGCAGAGATTCTTAAACAATGGAAAATTCTAAAGGGAAAATAGAATGTCATCTTATTTAATATGGGCAATAGGTATAGTTTATCTATACGTTGCAATAGAACAAATACTTAAAGGTAATGTAGCTTTAGGTGTGTCATTTGTAGGATATTTTATTGGTAACATTGGATTAGGTTTAGTTGCCAAATGAAAGTATTAATTGCTTGTGAATTTAGTGGTACTGTAAGAGACGCATTTATTAAAGCTGGTCATGATGCTATGAGTTGTGATCTTGAGCCAACTGATGTTCCTGGACCACATTATCAAGGTGATGTTTTAGACATTATTAATGATGGTTGGGATATGATGATTGCTTTTCCACCATGCACACATTTAGCAGTAAGTGGTGCAAGACATTTTGCAGTTAAAAAAGCAGATGGCAGACAGCAACAAGGTATAAACTTTTTTTTACAAATGGTTAATGCAAATATACCTAAAATTGCTGTAGAAAATCCAATTGGCATAATGTCAAATTTATATAAGCAACCAACACAAATTATTCAACCTTACGAATTTGGTCATCATACAACTAAAGCAACTTGTTTATGGTTAAAAGGTTTGCCTTTATTAAAACCTACAAATATTGTTGATAAAGGTGAAGTTGTTACTTTTGCAAGTGGCAAACGCATGAGTAAATGGTATGCTGATTCTGGCAAACATACACCTAAAGAAAGAGAAAAAATTAGAAATAAAACTTTTCAAGGTATTGCAGATGCTATGGCAAATCAATGGACTGTAAATGAATTTTATGGACAAAAAGAATTGGAATTGTTATGATAAATCCTAATGACGAAATCCAGCACATAGTTGATCTAATTGATGACTATGCTGATGCAGATGCTAATTTAGCCTGGTTAGATAGTTATAAATCAGCGTTAAAAGCATTAAAAATGAAAGAAAGTAATAGCCCATCTATTGCAGGTAAAGAAATGGATGCGTTAGCTTCTGAAGAATATTTACAATACTGCCATGATTTAAATGAGGCTAAACGTAAATATACAGCATTAAAATTGACAATCGAAACAGCAAAGATGAAAGTCGAAGTCTGGCGAACAGAACAGGCCACTAACAGACAAATAGAAAAAATTACACGTTAATGGAAGATTTATTTAACTTTCCAAGAATTTGTCCAGATAGTCCAAAACTTTTAAATTTATTAGAAGTTGGTGTTGATTATGCAATGGATAAAAATTATTTATGGCACAGTAGATTACCTGAAACCTCAAAAGGTAATATGTTAAGAAACACTCATGCTATTTTTTATGGAGCTGAATTTAAAGATCATTGTTTTGGTGTTGCAATGTGGACTACACCAGTTGCAAACAATAGAATGTCAAAAGATAAAGTATGGTTAGAATTAAGAAGATTAGCAATTTCTTCTGATGCTCCAAAATTTACAGCAACTTGGATGATTTCTAAAATGGTAAAAGAAATACATAAAAAATTTCCAGAAATAACAACTTTAGTTTCTTATCAAGATACTGAAGTTCATAAAGGCACAATTTATAAAGCTGCTAATTGGACTTGCGATTCTTTAAGTAAATTTCAAGAATGGACAAATGAAAAACGTAAACGTAACACATTACAATCTAAAGCAGATAAAGTAAGATGGATTTATGAATTGTGACAAAAGCAGAAAAAGAATTATATGGAAAAATTGCACGATTGGGATGCTCTCTCTGTAGGCATCTTGGATATGGTGAAACACCATGTGAAATTCACCATATCAGAAGATTTGGTGGGAAAAGAAAAAATGCCGAAGTTATTGGACTCTGCCCAGAACATCATAGATTCGATGATGGTATTCACGGACTTGGCAGAAAAGGATTTGAAGCTCGCTACGGCATTGACGAGCAAACCTTATTACTTCAAACAATGGAGTTATTAAACTTGTAAATCAGGTAGTGGTATGGCTAAATTGCAAGGCTAGAATCCAATTTTAGATAAACCGTACATTTTACATATACGATTAGCATAAGACTTAAACACTCGATCATGTTCTGCCCAATGTTTAGTTTTAAATCGTTTCATATGTATAGTTTCGTGCAAAATACTACCAAGTAACGCATCATATGTATAATTTTTTGATTTATTTATACATATCTCATGCAACTCTGTTTCTTCATTAAACATATATGTTGCATACGCAGGTATAGTTTTGGCATCATCTACATATAATTCATCAAGACATATAAATTCTATTTGTGCCGTATTTGGAAGTTTCCATTTATCTAATGGTGGTAACTGACACACCATGCAATAAATAATTTCACAAATTTTGGCAGATGGTGTCATACCCCAAACACTTTTCCTCTAAATTCTATTGTATGTTCGTTTTCATCGTGTACTTGGAACAACTCTGGCATTAACAATCGACCTTTATGAAAAGTAAGCATTGCAAACCCTGATCTCCAGTCCACAGGGGAATCCTCGCAGTAATCTATAAACTGATTACCTTTAGGATGGGCTAATGTGCCTGTTTGTACACCGTAGAATGTTTTTTGATAACCTGTAAGTGGCTGTACGGCTAAGACATGAGTATGGCCAGTAACAATATTAGCTCCCAAAGCAGCTTTAACGTTATTATAGCCAGCATAAGCTCCGCCTTTTAATCTGTGTTTAACTATGGTTTCATCATTTAACCAAAACGACCAGCATGGTTGCCAAGATGGTAAATGATCCTTAAGACTAAATCCTTTAATGTTTTGGTATTGTGGTACTTGGGCAGATAAAAACGATTCAAATCGTGCATCGTGGTTTCCAAACGTATGTATCAAATTCTTTTTAAACTTGGAAACTGCTTCAATTTCACCCATATAATGTGTTACTGCGTTTAATTCTTCTAATAC